GCTCCCAGACGCCTGGCAGCGACTTAACAGTAATTAACGGAGCAAATACATGGCAAGTTTGGCTACGCAAAAGGGCACGGCAGCTGGTGTTGCGCTGACGTATGCGTCGGCGGCTGGCGGTGGCGATGACTTCATCTGCACCGGTCGGGAATACTTCCACGCGAAGAACGCGTCGGGCGGCGCGATTACGGTGACCTTCACGTCTGGCGCGGCCAGCGCGAACGTCTGCTCGTTCGGCATTGCGAATGCGGCGCACGACCTCGCCGTGGTCGTGGGTGCAGGCGCGGATAGGCTGATTGGACCCTTCAGTAAGGACAGGTTTGCTGACGCGAACGGATCCGTGCACGTTACGTATTCGGGCGTCACCTCGTTGACCGTTGCCGTTATCGACTAATAACAACACGCTGCTTATCCCGGTGGATAGCCGGGCTAAGCAGGTGCGGCTCGTTCTGCCGCCAGCGCACGCCACGCAGCGATTACTGCTGGACGATCCGCACCGCATCGTGACCGTCGCGGCAGGCAGTAAGTGGGGTAAGTCGCATGCGCTGAGCATGTGGCTGCTCCTGAGCGCGTGGAACAAGAACCAGTCGCTTAATTGGTGGGTCTCGCCGATTCTGCGACAGGCGCGGATCGGCTTCAATACGATCTGCCATTGGTTGCCGCCGATCGAGTCCGGGCGCGTGCGCATCAACCGGGGCGACATGGTGGTCCAGCTGCTGTATCCCAACGGCAGCGTTCGGTCCACGATTGAGTTCCGGTCGGCAGAAAATCCGTCGACCCTGCGAGGCGACGGCGTGCATTCGGTGGTCTTAGACGAGGCCGCCTATATGAACGAAGAGGCGTATATCTCGGTCACGACGACGCTGACACGCACGCGCGGGAAGATGCGCATCATCTCGACGCCAGCAGGACGAAACTGGTTCTACTGGCAATGGCTGAAGGGCTGGGCGGCCGACGAGCGGGTAAAGAACCCTGAGTGCTGGTCTTATCAGTTCCCGACCAGCGTGAATCCATACATTAACCCAGAGATGGTGGAGCAGTTCAAGAAGAATATGCCGGATCGTGTTTACCGGCAGGACGTCTTGGCCGAGTTTCTTGATGATGGCGGCACGGTGTTCCACAACCTCGCCGCATGCCAAGTCTCGACGATGCTGGCGAGACCGATACCGGGCCGCACGTATGTCATGGGCGTGGACTGGGCTAAGCACGACGACTATACGGTCTTTACGATCATGGATTCGCGCAGCAAGCATGTCGTCTTCATGCAGCGCCATAACGAAATCGATTGGAACGTCAATATTGATCGAGCAATTCGGTTGGCGCGCGAATGGAACAACGCGTTGATGATTATGGACGTGACCGGCGTCGGCGACGTGCCGTTTGACAACGTGAAAGCTGTCTATCCCTACTGCGTCGGCTACAACATCTTTAACAACACCGAGAAGGTGCAGCTGATCCAGAAGCTCCAGATCGCGCTGGAGAAGGGCCAGATTAGCATTCCGAAGCCGGCTGAACAGGCGCGGCCGGAATGGCGTGCGCTGGCGGATACGCTCCTGCACGAACTCACGACCTACGGATACGAGCTGTCCGGCACTGGAAAGTTCCTCTTTAGTGCGCCGCCAGGGTTCAACGACGACGCCGTCATTTCGCTGGCCCTTGCGAATTGGCAGGCGAACGAAGAGCCCTACGTATACCGGGCGAAGCAGATGGCTGGGGTGTAATGGCAGTTATCCCAACAGTTACTATCGTCGAGACCATCGAGCAGCCGCTGGACACGACGGGTGTCGTTCCGCAGCTGGCGAAGGACAAGGACGAAATCGAACGGCTTCGCAGTAAGGGCAAGGACTATTCGCGGAACGTGGGCGACTGGTCATTCTTCCTGAAGAGCTACGAAGGCGGACACGAATACGTTGACGACGACACGCTGCACAAGCATCGACGCGAGCATATCGCGGATTACCAGAATCGCCAGAAGCGCGCCGTCTATGTCAATTTCGTCCAGCCGCTGACCGACTTTGTTCCGGAATATATCTTCAGCCAAGGCGTGGAACGCGAAGCGCCGCCTACGCTCAAGGCGGAATTCGAACTCTTCAAAGTTAATTGTGATCGGGCTGGCTCGACTCTTGACAACTTCATGCAACAGGTGGGTGAAGATGCCCGCATTTTCGGCATGACGTTTGTCCAGATCGACAAGCTGCCGCTGCCGGCGGGTATCGACCCGAACACGGTCAGCGTGCAGCAGGCGTCCGATCTGGGTATTAGTATCCCGTATCTGATTCCTGTGCGACCTCTAGAGGTCTACGATTGGCGCTGCGATACGCTGGGGAACTTCCTCTATCTCAAGCGCTTTGAGTCGTATGCCACCGGGAACTCCCAAAATACTGGCTATCAGGAATTCGAGCGCTATACGGAGTGGACGCCCGCGACGATGCGGGTCAGCGTTATTGACGTCACCGACAAGCAAGACCCGATGATTGTGTCGAAGAAGGAACAGGCCAATCGTTGGAAGGTCGTGCCGTTCGTGCCGATCTTCTACAAGCGCAAGAAGTCCAATAAGGACATCGGGCAATCGTTCCTGCAGGATCTCGCCTACCAGAACAACCACGTCTTTAACTTGACGTCGCTGATCTCGGAGTTCCTGTATAAGCAGTGCTTCAACGTGCTGGCAATGCCGTCGCGGACGCAGGTGCCGTTGCGCACGTCGGTCGAAGGCGAGATGGGCACCAGCAATGTGCTGGAGGTTCCGGACGATTCGAAGCTCATGCCGGCGTATATCTCGCCGCCCGTCGCACCGGCCCAGTTTATTCAGGCCGAGCGCACAGAGACGATCACCCAGATGTATCGTACGGCCGCGCAGGACATCATGTCCGAGCTGTTTACCCAGCAGCCGCGTAGTGCCGATGCCCAGAAGCAGTCGTTCTCGCGCACGATTCCGGTCATTAACAAAACGGCAGACATCTTGGAATTCGGCGAGCGCCGGATCATGATGCTCTGGGCGCGGATGCAGGGCGAGTCATGGGACGGCGGCAAGATTAGCTACAAGGACGACTATTCGATTACGAGCCTCTTGGACCTCTTGCTGCAGCTGACGCAGATTTTCAACAGTATTCGGATGCCGTCGCCCACGTTTGCGCGTGAGGAATGGAAGCGGGTGGTGCGGGAGTTCGACGGCAAGATTCCGCACGACAAACTCGAGAAGATCGTCAACGAGATCGACAAGATTTCCGATGACGACATCAAGCAGTTGTTCGCGACCCCAGCGGATCTCCAGGCGCAGATGGGCGTTCCGGCCACATCGAACTTGACGCAGGGGAAGAAGCAGACACAGCTCGGTACAGATAAGCGGATCGGCGCAGCTACGAAGAGTCGCGCCGCCACCAAAGAAGCGGCGCCCGACGCCAACAGGCGGGCAACGGGCGGCCGGTCGGCAAAGAAAAGCTAAAAGAGAGACATCATCATGCAGAAGCAGGATCAAAGTTCGGGGTTCAGTTCCCAGATTCTGATGAACATGTTTGATCAGCATCACAAGGCGATGCGGAATCAGGCGTTCACCAGTGCGGGATTGGCCATCGCGACGACGACGACGCAGTGGAAGACTGCGAACACCGTCACGTATACGTCTGGCGGCGTCTTCAAGTCGAAGGCAGCGGCGGACAACAACGCGCTTGCCGCGCTGACGATTACGGCGAATGGCTCGACGGTGCAGGAAGCTGTATGGCTCATCCTGCTCGATGGAGCTGGCACGCTGACGACCGTCGTGGGCGCCATCGCTACCGGAGCGGGCAACGCGCTGCTTCCGGAGCTGTCGGCGTGGACGGCCGGTGAGCAGACGTCGATTGGATACATTCGTATCGCGACGACGGCTGGCGGCGGCAACTTCGTGGCGGGCACCACGGCGCTCAACGCTGGTGGTTTCACTGTCACGTATGTGAATACCGGGTTCGTGACGCCGCGTTTCGACGCAGCGCAGTAAGTGATTTAACCGTACGCGCCGGGTAAGCGCGGTTACAACCGAAAGGGACAATAGAACAATGGCGGAAAATGTAGAGCAGCCGGTAACGCCACCGGACGGGACCGAGCCTCCGAAGAAGAAGGTGACCTTCGACGACGAACAGCAGGTAGTGGTGCAGGGCCTTATCGATAAGGCGCAGGGCCAGGTCTACCAGAAGCTGAACCCGGAGATCGCAACGCTGAAGACGCAGATCGACGAACTGAAGGCGGAGCTTAAGGCGAAGGCGGAAGTCAAGCCTGAAGTGAAGCCGGAGCCACCCACGAAGCGCAAAGAGGCTGAAGAGCAGCTAGCGCAAATGGAAGCGCGGCTCGAAGAGATGCGGAAGATTGCCGAGGATCTCAAGCGGGAAAAGGAGAACATCGAACGTCGTGCGGCGGAAACCCAGAAGCAGAACAAGGACGCTCGACTCAAGGAGGAGTTCATTCGGGCCTCGGAGAAGATCGACTTCTTTGACCGGATGGAAATTTTCGACGTGCTGAAGTCGCAGTTCGATTTGGATGATCGCGGAAACGTGGTTGTGCTGAATCCTTCGACTGGCGAGCCGCGTAAGAACCTCAACCTTGAGCCTATGTCGCTCACGGAATTTCTTCAGCAGTATGCCAAGGACAAGCCTTGGAAGGTAAAGGCCAAGAATACGGATGGCGGGACGGGCGCCGGCGAATCGCGCCGGATCGAGACCGAACGTCAGTCCACCATTCCGGACGTCTCCAAGATGAAACCGGAAGAGTTCTTGGCGTATACAGAAAGTGTTATCGCGAAGCAGTATGACCGGTAACACAGAATACACACCTTGCGTGTGTAAGGGATAAAGACACATGTCTACGACTAACGCAACTACGACTGGGGCAATGTCGCCCGAGCTTCGTACGTTTTACGACCGCAACCTGTTGGCGCGGCTTCTGCCGCGTCTGGTGTTCATGCACTTCGGTCAGGCGAAGCCGATGCCGAAGAACGAAGGGCAGGCGGTCCAGTACCGTCGGTTCGAATCGCTCTCGGCCGCGCTGACGTCGCTGACGGAAGGCGTGACGCCCAACAACGAAGCGCCGACGATCTCGACGGTCACGGCGACTCCGGCGCAGTACGGTTCCTGGGTTGAGGTGACGGACATCCTCGACTTCACGGCGCCGGATCCGGTTCTCACGGAGTTCGGCAATCTGCTCTCAGAGCAGGCGGCCAACACGATGGACCAGATTACGCGCGACGTGCTCGTGGGTGGGTCCAACCTGCAGTATGCGGCCGGACGCGTGTCCCGCGTCACGGTGGCCTCGACGGACGTGCTGAACATTACGGAAATCCGTAAGGCTGTGCGGACGATGCAGGTCAACAAGGTGCAGAAGCTGACCTCGATCCTGAATGCGTCGACGGGCGTCGGCACCAAGCCGAT